AGCTCCACATATGCCCTATGCGATATTTGTGGAATTCGGTACCCGCAAGATGAGAGCGAGACCATACATGACACCGGCAGCTGAAGAAGAGAGACCTAGGTTAGCAAAAGGGCTGGAGATTATCATTAAGGGTGGATTGGAATGAGGTCACCGCTGTTAGCGTTGCAGAAAGCGTTATATGACAGATTGCGCCAAAACTTAGATTGTCCAGTGTATGACGCTGTGCCGCAGGGGGCTCAGATGCCCTACGTAACAATTGGAGAGGATACGGCAATTGACTGGAGTACGAAGCTAGAAAATGGGCAAGAGGTTACACACACCTTGCATATCTGGAGCGACTACGAAGGGGCTAAGGAAGTTAAGCAAATAACAGATGAGGTTGTACAAGCTATAACGTCCCAGCCGCTTGAGCTTGAGGGCTTTTACGTGGTAATAGCCACTCTTGATATGACAGAAGTAATACGAGACCCTGACGGATACAGGCATGCAGTTATCAGGTTTAGATTCAAAATACAAGAGTAATAAGGAGGTAAATGAATATGGCAGGAGTAAGTGGTGTAACTTTTGTAATTCAGGTAAACACGGGCACCGAAACAAGCCCAACATGGACAGCAGTAGGGGGTCAAAGAGGAGCCACGTTAAACAGGTCGGTCGATGAGGCAGATGTAACGTCAAAGGATTCACTTGGGTGGCATGAAGGACTTCCTACCATAAAAAACTGGAGCATTGACTTTGATGGGTTGGTGATCGAAGATAACACAGCGTATAAGCTTTTGGAAACTGCATACATGGACAATGAAGTGTTACAGGTACAGGTCATAACTCCAGCAGGTAATAAGTACTCAGGTAAGGCTTTCTTGACAGACTTCTCGATAGATGCTCCATATGATGACGCGATGACTTACAGCGGAACGCTTCAAGGTACAGGACCTTTAACACTTACTCCAGAGGTTTAGGAGAGCTGTAAATGATAGCTGAGTATGAAATAAAATGTGGCGATAAGATATATCCACTCAAGTATAACAACAAGGCTCTTCGAACCTTGGAGGTTAGCTTGGACATGCCAATTGCAAAAATCGGAGAAGTGCTGCAGAATGAGATAAGTATCGGGCTGTTAACTGAGATATTTAGAGTTGGGTTACTGCACTGGAATCCTGACATAACCCTAGACGAAGCTGGAGAAATAATTGACGAAGTAGGTATAACAACTGCAGCTGATGCAGTTGGCAAGGCTTTTGTACTGGCTTTTGGAACAGAAGAGGAAAAACCAAAAAACGAACGGAAGGAGGAGGTACATGGAACTGGAGAGAGTACCTCCTCCAAGCCCTCGAAATAGGACTAAGCATAAATGAGTTTTGGGAGCTTACGCCTAGCGAGATTAAACTGGTGGCTGAAGCTAGGAGCTGGCAGCAGGAAAATGAGATGTATAAAATGGCTTGGGCTGTGTCGTACATAATCAGTTATACTGGCAGGCTTAAGAAACCGATAACTCCATCAAAGCTACTACCAAAGCGTGAGCAGAAAAAGACAAAGCGGATAGAGAATAAGCAGCAAGAGTGGGAAGAGATCAAGAGAATGTTTGGAGGTGAGTAAATGGCAGATGCAGGAAACGTCGTAGTAAGGGTCTCGGCAAATATTGATGACTTTAACCGCAAGATGCAGGAGGTTAGCAGACAGGTTAACCAAGTGCAGGGCAAGTTTTCTGGATTCGCTGATGTTGGCAAGCAGTTATCCACGGTGGGGCGCAATTTAACCATCGGGGTAACACTTCCCATAGCTGCTGTAGGAACGGCTGCAGTAAAAGCTGCCTCAGATTTTGAACTTATGTCCAACATGTTCAAGGCTATTACTGGAGCTACGGCTGACCAGATGAAGCAGATGCAGGACTTAGCTATAGCGCTGGGCGAAGATTTAACGCTTCCTGCAACTTCGGCTGTAGATGCTGGCGAGGCAATGATAGAACTAGCCAAAGCTGGCGTAAGTGTAGACAACACCTTCAAAGCAGCAAAAGGTACATTGCAATTGGCTGCCGCTGCAATGATGAGCAATGCAGATGCTGGTAGAATTGTAGGACAGTCCTTGAACGCATTCGGGCTTTCTGGAGATGAGGCTACGAGAATAGCGGACTTATTGGCGAATAGTGCGAATGCGGCTGCAGGTGAAATAAGCGACATGGCTTACGCCTTACAAATGGGAAGCGCTGTTGCAAGTATGGCTGGAGTAAAAATAGAGGACTTCGTTACGGCAATAAGCTTAATGGCGAATGCAGGGGTTGTAGGCAGTGACGCAGGTACAAGTTTGAAGACAATGTTCATGAGGTTAATAAATCCTGTTGGGCGAGCTTCTGATGCAATAGCAGAGTACGGGATAGAAATATATGATGCTACAGGGAAAATGAAGCCCTTGCCTGCGCTGATTGAGGAATTCAATAAAAAGTTAGCGGGTCTTACAGACGCGCAAAGAAACGCAGCGCTTGCAGCTATATTCGGTACAGATGCAATACGAGCGGCGAACATTGTGCTTATGAACGGCGCAGATAAGTGGGATGATATGTACGCTGCAGTTACACGGGCTGGAGGCGCAGCAGAAGTAGCAGAAGCTAAAATGAAGGGAACTCACGGAGCGATAGAAGCTCTTCAGTCTATGTTAGAGACATTAGCGTTGACGCTTGGTGATATTTTGCTTCCTGTTATAACCCCTGTAATTAGAGCGTTAACTGACCTAGTGAAGTGGTTTGGAGACCTTCCGCGGTGGATACAAACCACAGTTGTGGCAGTTGCTGGACTTGCAGCAGCCATAGGACCTTTGGTATGGATTGGTGGCAAGCTCATAGGAGGAATCTTGAGCTTGGCGAAATTTCTTCCCCTACTGAAGGCAGGGTTTGCGGCGCTAACTGGACCTATAGGATTAACTGTAGCGGCTATCGCGGCTGNAACGGCNGCTATAATATATTTATGGAAGCACAGCGAAGGATTTAGAGATTTTGTACTTAAAACGTGGGAAATAATAAAGTTTTCTTTTCAATTGACTGCTGACTTTATCATCTCTACAGCGCGTAAAATTACAGACTTCTTTGGAATTACACGAACTACGGTAGCGGATGAGGTTGAAGCGATGAGTGACGAAACAACGGCAGAAGTCGTTAGAATGTCGCAGGGAATTGAGAGCAACCTCTTCTTACTTCAGGCTCAGGGGAAAAGCATAAGCAAGGAAATGGCAGATGGCATAATTGCTGAAAGCAAAAGGATGAAGGAGCAGGCGGTTAAAGCTATAAATGAGCAGTATCAGGAGACAGTTGATAAGCTCGGGTATCTTAGAGACACAGCAGGTATGATTACGAATGACCAATATACCAAAATGCTCGAGATAGAGACCAAGCGCAAAAATGACCAAATAGCTAACCAAGAAGAACTAAACAAACAGGTAGAGCAAAAGATAAGAGAGCTTCAAAGCAGCGGCGTAGCGGTAACAGAGGAAATGAGGCAGCAAATAGTCCAAACGGTACAAGCGCAGAGGGATGGAGTAATTATGGCTGTTTCTGAGCAGAAAGACAAGGCGGCAGCGGTTATAGCAATGCTTAAGGCTGAGTCTGGACAGATAACAGCGGAGATGGCAGCTGAGGCGATAAAGAACAGCCTGACACAGAAGGAAGAAACGATAAAGAACGCAAACGAGCAATACCAGAAAACGGTAGAAGCGATTATGGCTATGAGCGATGAGGCAATAGCTACAACGGGCTATACAAGGGATGAGCTTATTAACAATGCTAAGTTACAGCGTGATAGGACTGTTGAAGCTGCAACGTTAATGCACGAAGAAACTGTTAGAGAGATATCAGAAATGGCTGGAGAAAGTATCAAAGAGGTAAACCTTTCTACAGGCGAAATATTGTCATCTTGGGACAAGTTAATACTGCAAGGCAAACAAAACTGGGGAGAGTTTTCTGGCTTCTTTGTAAGATTGTGGCAGGGTATATCAGCTGGAGCAACCTCAGCATGGCAAGGAATAAGCACGTTTTTGAGTGACACGTGGACAGGGATTAAAAACACAGCTGCGAGCATGTGGCAATCTATAAAGGATACTACTTTTTCTGTTTGGCAAGAAATAGCTAGCTTCTTAGGTAATGTGTGGAGTGGAATAAGCAATACAGCGAGCTCTATATGGAGCGCTGTGTCT